ATTATTACTACTTGCATCTGTTATTGTGTTTACTCTTAATATACTAGCCATTATGCTAAATCTCCAAATATTCCACTATAAACAGGGTCTAAATCTATGCTTGTTCCATCAAAACCTTGTCTAGTTAATATCGTGTGACTTCCTGTTGCTACTGCTGTTGTTCCAATGTCTGATTGTGAAACCCCTCCAAACAATGAAGCATAAGTTGTATTAGACATGGAATTAGTCCAAGCTATGGTAAAAGCTCCAGTTCCATTATCTGTTACACTTGCACAATTAAAATTGTCATCTATAGCAGCAGTGCCAGTCTCATCTAAATCATACCATGCTTTACACAACCCTTGTTGCAGATTAGTTGTTGTACTATTGCCTTCACCTGTAACATCAATAGAACCTGCTGTGGTTACACCTGTAAATTTATCTACTTTAAGTTCACTTGCCATTATGCTAAGTCTCCTGATATTTGTAAGCCTGTCCAATCTAAAGGATCTGCCGTACTACCATTTTCATAATGAACAAAGCCACCTTGACCAGTTGTTGATATTAAAGCAGCAGTATAAACCATTCCACTTGTACCAGAATTTCTAGCACCAACTGTCATGGCTAAATTACTAGCTCCACTAAAAACATTTGCATATTGAGGATTTAAATTACCTGCTGCATTATCAGTTACGCTACTTATATTAAAACTGTCATCAATAGAAGCGCCATTAGCAGCCATGTTAAGCCAAACTTTTAACAACCCTTGAACAGTATTCTGTGTAACTGCACCACCATCAGATACATGGGTAGATGTATTACTAATTTTTATAGTGGTTGTGTTAGGCAAAGAAGGTCCACTTGACCCTGCTTTATCTACAATGGTATCTACATTTAATTGACTTGTCATACAATACTCCAATAACCATTAACAGTAACTGTAGCGTTCTGTGTTATAGGACCTCCAGATACACCATTCTCATCTGAGTCTATGGTTATGTCTGCACTAATAGTCTGCCCATTTAATCTGATTATACTATTGTTTCCCTTGAAAGGATACCTTGTATCTGACTCGTTCTTTGTGTAAGAGTTGGCAACTGTAAAGACATCATAAACAACCATTTCTACAATATCATTTAAACTTGCTGCTTGAACTAATACGACTGTTGTACCAGTGGTTGCAGTATAGTCTGTGCCTGGTACAAGCAATACACCATTCTGATAAACATCCATATACCTTGAATCATTATAACTTAGAGATAAAGAGTTGGCATCTGATCCACTAAAGCTCGTTTGACTAGCGGTGGCTTGATACTGAAATCTACTTCTTACTCCAAAATTTTCTGATCTTCCTATATAGGGCATTACGCTAAATCTCCGTGATTAGTGTATCCATTATCAGCAAAATCTGCTTGAGTAAGTGCTACTGAATTTGTAAAATAATATGTTTTAATAGTTGTGCTACCAGTAGCTGTAGCAGATTCCCAAATGTATCTATATACATCAGAACCCCCTTCACTTGCATACGCATTTGTATAGTTTGTATTAGCCATGTCATTGTTAAAATTTAATGTATGATTTCCTTGACTGTTATCGGTAAAAGAACTCATATTAAAAGAGTCATTAAACTGAGTAGCACTAAATCTTCCAAAACATTTAGCCAATCCTTGTTGCACAGATGTTGTTACTGCACCTCCTTCAGACTTAATTACTGCTTGTTCAGAACTATCCACAGTTAAAAAGGTAGCATCACTAGAATCAGAGATACCAGTATTTAAGCCACCCCTATTAACTTTAGTTAAAGACATTATAACTCCCTATGCGTATGGACTATCGCCTAATACACTTGTATCCCAAGCTGCTTTTAACTTAGCAATAGTGTCTGCATCTGTAATTGCACTTGCCGCAGGTGCATCTCTTAATGCTTTTTTCTTAGTTACACTTGCTGCTTGTGCAGAACTATCTCCAGCTTCTAATGCTTTCATATACACGACATCTTCTGCTTCAAGCAAAGGTTTTCTAACTTCTCTAATCTTATCTTGAAAGATCTTCTTAGCTTCAGTCATGTCTTCTGATATGACCTTTTTGTCTGAGTCTACGACCCAAGCACCTCTGAAGTGTCTATCAGATGGTTTGGTAACTGTAGAAGCATCTACAGTAACACCATTTTTATCTACTATATTTGTTGTCGGCATTTTTTACTCCTTATGCTACTTCTTCTAAATTTACTACATTTTCATCAATCTTCCAAGCGTTACGCCACTCTCTTGTGCTTGGTAGCTGATCCTTTTTACAAATCACTAATCTTGGTCTATTAGCTTTGTCATAATCTCTCCACACTCTTTGTGGTATATCTTTCATAATTAAATATTCTATTGCTTGTTCTTCTGTCATTGCATCCACTGGTTTTGTATTATGCAGTAAATAACCTCTTGTATGTTTTTTAAAGTCAGGTTTTGCTTCATCTTCTTGTAATGCCCAATACACTTCTACTGGCGGTAGTATACCACCTTGTAATGCACAAGCCATCCAATTAGGGTCAGGTACAGTTACCTTAGAACATTCTTCTGGTTTATCTGGATCTTCCCATACAATGCGATAGTCTGATTGTTTACCTTCTAAGTTTTCTTTTGCCCAACACAATCTATCCCATAAATGTGTGCCTTGAAACTTTGGTGTTTTTATTGTCATGCTAAGTCTCCATTAATTTGTGATTCATAGTGTGAAGGATCAGCATCAGAGCCATTTTCAAAATTGTTTGCTCTATATAAAGATGTGCTTCTATTTGATGTTCTCACAGATTGTATAAAATTAGAACCTGTACCTGAAGCAGCACCTACTTGTCTTCCTAAAAGATTAGAATAATTTACAGAAGACATTGCGTTAGTTAAATTTACAAAAACATTACCTGTACTATCGTCTGTAAGACTAGCTGTATTAAAAGAATCATCAATTGATGGAGTGCCACCACTTACAGTAATTAATGCCCAATGTTTAGCAACACCATTAAAAATATAACTCGTATCAATAGACTTCTCTGTACCAGTATTAACTGAATCAGATGTTGTTAATGTATCAAATGCTATTGTTCCGTTTGCCATTATGCTAAATCTCCGTGTACTATAGTGGCACTATGGTCATTATCTACTTGACCAGAAGACCTATGTACAAAATTAATTTCATATACGCTAGTTGTGTTATTTGCACTATCACCACACAAAAAATTGTAATAACTACCAGAGTCACTACCAACACTTGAGCCACTAACTGCATAAGCTGCACTATTCATATTATTTGTAAAACCTAAAGTGTAGTCTCCTTGAGCAACATCTGTTAATGATGCACTATTATTGCTATCCGTTATAGCTACTGTTCCTTCACCATTAAAAACGCACCATGCTTTAGCTAACCCTTGTTGTAAGTTCGTTGTGGTAGAACCACCTTCTCCTGTAACAACAATGCTACCTGCTGAAGTTGTACCTGTTAAGGTGTTTGTTTTAATGGTACTCATGCTAGGTCTCCCAAAATTGCAGTACAAACCACACCATCGGCATTATTTAAACTATAGTCTGGAGAATTGTATGTATATACGGAACTTGTTGTTTCACTATAAAACTGATGTTGGTAGTACGCTTTTACTGCTCCGTCATTTGAGCCTACAACTGAATATAAAGCATCATTCATATTGTTTGTATAATTTGTAATTGTTACACCTGTGGAATTGTCAGTTATACTTCCAACATTAAAACTTCCTTGAATAGTTTGTGTATTTCTTTGGTCAACATGAACATAAACTTTAGCCAATCCTCGGACAATATTCTGCGTAACACTTGTACCACCATCAGATTCATACACAGATGTATTCTTAATTCTTATGTCTGTTCCTAATGACCCGCCAGTCTTTCGTATTGTATCTACAAATATTTCACTCACGATGTTACCAACCTTCCACCACTTTCAACTGTAAGAGTTACGCCAGATGCAACTGTTAAAGGACCTGTAACTTGTGCGTTCTCTGTAGCAAGTATTGTCGTATCAGAAGTTAAACTTTGAGCATTTGTTCTAAAAATACCACCAGATTTAAAATTACCTTTATTCTCTGCGGCTGGTGTAATTGTTCCAAAGGTTCTGCCAAAGAACATAACAAAGATATTATTACCAGAGTTATTACTTGGTGCGGCAGCGAAAGTTAAAGTTGTACCATCTGGCACTGTATAAGCTCCAGTTGGCTCTTGCACCACACCATCTACAGATACAACAATATCTTGTTCTGAACTTACAGTTTGATTCAATGTGAAAGTTGTTGTACTGCCATCTCCACTAAACTCTTGTCTTGTTGGTAAGCTCTCAAAAGCTGGTGATATTTTGTTACCAATCAAAGGCATAATTTATTCCTATTCACTAATTGTGTCTACAACTGACACCCATACATCAGCAGAACTTGCTGTATTACTTTTAATTTTTAACGCATCACCACTAACCATAACAATCTTAGCACCGCCATCAAGAACTTGTAGACTTGATCCAGCAGGTATTGGTGCGTCTTTTACAATATGTATATCGTTAGAACCATCATTAATATAAACTTCTACAGTTATTTGTGAGGTAGTGACATTGGCTACTGTTATTCCTACTATGGCATCATCTGAGTTTGCTGTTCTTAGTGTTGTTGCACCAGTTCCAACTGCGTTTGCTGTATTTCGTTCAAAATCTTGTGCCATTCTTTACTCCTATAACGCTATAGCCATTGCTACGGCAAAACCTTTTGATGCACTACCAGATGTTATTCCTAAATTAGCTGGTGTAATCTTTTTCATTGTACCACCATCATCTACTAAAACAAAGTCTGCATCACTACTTGATGTTGTGGTTGATGGTGTGTCTGAGTTACCTGTTGTTAATACTGTTCCAGTAGCATCTGGTAATGTGATTGTATTATCTTGTGATGGGTCTACAACTTTTAATTCT